TGCGAAAACGCTAATAAATATCAAAATGAAGGTATAACGCATTTACAAGTTTTACTTGAACATAATAGATTAGTTTTTAGCTCTACGGTTCCTAAAACCTATCAGTCTATGTGTGCATATAGATGGAATGATAGAGGTGAGAAAGAAAAACCTCTACATGATTGGGCTTCTCATTGTTGTGATGCACTTAGATACGCTATCTATACACACGCTAAAAATAAAGTAAGTATCTACGGATAAGACAAAGTAAATAAAAAAGTTTAGACAACAATATTATACACTGTTATCATATTGTATGAGGTATAACCTTGAGTGATACATTTTTAGGACGTACTAGAGCATGGGTGGCTGAAAAGCTAAATCCAGTTCAGCCCTCTATCGCTAGAGACGCTGGTTATCAAGTACCTGAAACAATAGTTGATTATGAAAGAGCTTATCGTGACGTAGAAGTAATACGTCGCGCTGTAGACATTATTATCAACGCTTGTGCAAATGTGCCATTGACCATAGATGGCGGTGCGGCTCCTAAAAAACTAAATAAACTTTTAAATATAACTCCTAATCCTTTTGAAGATAGAAATAGAATATTTCGCAGATCTTTCCTAGATTTTATGCTAGATGGTAATGCCTTTTTTTACTATGATGGAACATCTCTATATGCATTACCTGCTAACGAAGTAGCTATTCAGCCAGATGAAAAGACTTTCGTTAAAAATTATCAATATCAACTCAGAAGTGGTTCGGTTCTTTACGGTTTTGATAAGCCAAAAGTTAATAATATAAACTTTGACCCGGATGAGATTATCCATGTAAAATCAGATAATGAAGATTCAATCTTTAGAGGTTCCTCTAGGTTAAAGCCTCTTAGAAGACTGATAGAGCTGTATTATGCTTTAACAGACTTCCAAAGACAGTTCTTCAAAAATAATGCAATACCTGGCATGGTTTTACAGACAGATTCTGTACTAAGTCAGAAGGTAAAAGAAAGACTACTAGAAGCCTGGAGAAATACTTATTCTAACGTATTTCAGGGAGCTAGAAGTCCAGCCATCCTAGACGGTGGTTTGAAAATTGAAAAGTTTAGTAACATCAATTTCAGAGAACTAGATTTCGAAGCTTCAGTTGATAGATTACAGCAAGATATGTGTAAGGCGTTAGGTGTACCTTATGTCTTATTAAAAAGCGGTAATAATGCTAACATAGAAGTAAACGAAAGACTTCTATATAATCACGTTGTTCTACCTATACTACATAGTTATTGTAGCGCCTTTCAGTTATACTTTGCGGGAGATGTAAAAATATATCCAGATAAGTATGCGATCTCTGCTCTACAACCAGATAATAAAACTCAGGCTATGTATTATACTACTCTAGTAAATGGAGGTATCATATCTCCTAACGAAGCTAGAGAAGGTTTAAGACTATCAAGATCTACAGATCCAGAAATGGATAAGATAAGAGTGCCTCAAAATATAGTAGGTAGTGCTACAGACCCTTCTCAGGGCGGTAGACCGGTAGAAGAAGATAGAACAGAGCCTACAACAGCTACTCCCTTAGAGGATACAAACACACAAGGATCGACTAATGGATAAGAAATTTTACTTAAGTGCCTCATTTGAAGCGAATTCTGTACAGAAGAAAACAGGTAGCAAAAGTTTAAAAATTGCTGGCTATGCTAATACTGTAGATAAGGATCGCGCAGGTGATGTTGTACTTCCAGCAGCATGGGCTAAGGGAATAGACAGGTTTCGTAAGAATCCTGTTTTATTATATCAGCACAAACACGAAAATCCGATCGGCAGAGTAGACAAAGTAACTGTTGATAAAAAAGGTATGTTCATTGAGGCTTCCGTTAGTGAAGCTGCTGAAAAATTACACGGGGTTCATAGTCTCATAAAAGACGGAGCCCTAAAAAGTTTTAGCGTAGGTTTTCTAGTAAAAGACGGAAAACTAGATAAGGCTAACGATACATTCGTTATATCTGATGTTGAATTACTAGAAATCAGCGTTGTAAGTGTTCCTGCTAACCAGGAAAGTCTTTTCTCTGTAAAGAAGAATTTTGAAAATCAAGAAGAGTATGAGACCTTTAAAAAGTCTTTTCCAGTTCAAGATGCAAAAGAAGAAGAAGAGATTAAAGCTTCTATGACTTCAGAAGAGAAAGCTATCTTAGAAAACGAAGGCCCATATAGAATTGGTATAACTACTCGTGATATGGGACACTATCATATTTTCCAAATGACAGATACAGACGATGGCGCTACTATTTTCGGCTCTGATTCTAGAGAGCACGTTCATCAGATAATTAATGGCCAAATTCAGGCTGCAGAAGGCCACACTCACAGAATTCTTACTACCGCGGTTCACGCAGAGCAAGAAGACGAAGAAGAGGAAAGCGTTCCTAATATCTTTTTAATGAGTGGAACAGAAGATACTGTGCAGAAAACAGTAGAGACAAAAGATTCTGAACAAGCCGAAGAAGATACTGTAGAAGAAACAGATCCTTACGAGCCAATTCCTTTTGTAAATCTATTAAGCGCAAGCACTGGAGCACTAGCTAATGGACAATTTGTTCAGCTAAAAGGTGAGAGGTATGTAATTACTAAGATTGCTACTTCGGATAGTCCAAGTTTCCAGTTTAAACAAGTAGATTTACAGGGACAGCATCTTGATAAAATTTTAAACATTGACGCTACTTCCCTAGAAGTGTTAAATATATGGGATGTAGGAACAAATTTTGATATTCAGCTAGCAGAGATCGAAGAACTCAGTCTAGATGAAGATACAAAACAGACTATCCTAACAAACTTTAAAAACTTAAATAACGTAACCGAAAAAGATCTATATGATCTCAAAACAGACAACCTAGTAAAAACTAACCCAACTCTACAAGAAAAACTAAACAAAACAATAAACTTAGTATCTACTAAAAACTGGACTGATTCTGACTTTGTAGTCGCAAATAGAATTTGTCAAGTTATTCATAAATTGAAAGAAATTGAGCACAGTGAAGCATCTATGCGACAAATAATGCTAAAGCTTCACGGTCATTTAGAAGCTCAAACAAAGGAGAAATTAAATATGGCTACTCAGGCTGTTGACGAACCAGTTGTTATTGGTTCTACTGCTGAAACCAAGGCTGAGGCTACTGCCACAGCTAAGGTTGCCGAGCCTCGTGTTGCTGAGCTAGTTGAAAAGACTGGTGAAGCTATCATCAAGGAAGCAGACGCAAAGGATAAGTACGGTGAGTATACTCCTCGTGAATCTGAAAAGGCTGCTGAACTTCAGGCTCAGATCAAGAAGTACAAAGACGAAATTGCTGCACTACAGAACAGCAAGATGGTATTCCAGGAGCAGTCACGTGCTTCTCAGTTCACTCAGCGTGAACTTGCTAATGCCTACCTACTATCTAAGGCACTTCGCAAGGAATCTGTATTCGACACCAAGCTAGGTGCTCGTATGAAGGCAGTAACAACTGTAGATCAGTTCCTATCAAACTTTAGCTCAGATGTTTATACTGAACTACAGCAGGAACTAGTTGTTGCTAAAATGCTACGTCGTATGTCAGTAGACGCAAAGACTTTCAGAGTCCCAGTTGCTGACGAAGACACCGATGGTGATGTAGCACAGTTCGCTAGCGGAACATATACCACAGGTATTGCCGACGCTACCAACGTGCCAACTTCAAACCAGAGCACAATCAAGTCTGTAGACTTCACACCTCACAAGTTCATGGCTACAACACACCTAGCTAAGGACGAAGAAGAAGATACAATTCTTCCTCTACTAGACTTCCTACGTACCGCTTCTATGCGTCGTATGGGCCGTGCAATCGACAAGGCTCTACTACGCGGTGACGGTTCACTAAGTGGGTTCACTGCTTCACCAACTAATGCTATCACAGCAGGAACTGGTTATGCTGCAGTATTCAAGGGAATTGCAACCCTAGCCAATGATATCTCTGGTCTCCGTGTTCAGACCGGCGGTAACTCAACCAAGGCTACCCCAGCTAACATTGCTAGCGCACGTGCCGAATTAGGTAAATACGGTCTACAGCTAGGAGATCACCTAGTATATCTAACAACTATTGAAGGATATAACGAGCTAGTATCAAATTCAGACTTCCGCACAGTTGATAAGTTCGGTCCAAACGCAACCTATCTAACAGGTGCTCTTGGAGCTGTATACGGAATTCCAGTTATGATCACTGAGTTCCTAGACGTTGTAGGCGGTGCAGACCGTCACATCGGTCTACTAGTATACAAGCCAGGGTTCCTAGTAGCTGAGCGCCGTGCAATGGAGATTGAGAGCGAATACGATCCACGTCGTCAGCTAACTGCAATCTACATGAGCACACGCCTAGACATGAAGGCACTAACAACTAACTCAAGTGCTGCCCTTGATGCAACCAAGTATTCAATGGCATCAATAATCCGTTCTGGAGCATAATAGTAGTTTAGGCACGGGAGTAGGTAGTAGAGATACTACCTACTACCCATAAGGAGAAACAAAATGGCAGGAGCCGGACAAAAATTCCTACATATCGTTGATGCCGATCTAAGCTACAATGCTCAGTTTAAGACTTTTGATGAAATTCCATCACACGCTTTAAACTTCGGATCAACAATTAGATTTATGCCTGGTGTTTACGAAATGGGAACTACCAATCTAGATAGTTTAACTTTCGAAGGCATCGGCAACCCAACAGACGTAGTACTAGCAAACCTAGTTATAGGTGGCGCATCTGCAAACACTAATATTTTCCGTAATGTAACACTAAGCGGAAATAGCGGTGTAGCTGCTAGCACAGGCCGTAGCGTATTTATTACCAACGGTGCTACAGGAACTGTAAGGTTTGAAAACGTAACCTTCACAAATGGAGACTTTGGTATTGATAACCAAGCTCTAGTAGCTCTAGTAGTTGATCGTTGCGACGCTAGTGCAGTAGACAGAGCAATCCGTTCTAATGCAGTAGTATCTGCAAACGTTCGTTTCAGTGTTCTAAATGCCTCTTCAAATGCATATTTCACTGGAGCAAACGCCACTCTAAAGGCAGTTCAAGTAATTGCAAGCAGAAGCGGCGGAGCAAATACTGGTAATACGGTAAAGACTGTATCAGCACTAATTTCATAAGATTAGTCTACTGATAATCAAGTGAGAGGTAGCTGTTAGAAATAATGGCTACCTCTTTTTTTTAGAGGAAAATATGGCAAACTATGTAACTCTAGCAGAAGTTAAAAACTATCTTAAGATTAACAGCACAGAGCATGATGGTAGATTAGCAAATCTAATTACCTATGGCTGCTCTGTGATAGAGAGTTATTGTGGGCGAGTTTTCTCTTCTAATTCATATACTGAGATATTTGACGGCGGAACCTCTAGCTTATTTGTTAAAAACATACCCGTAAATAATGTTCATCAGGTTTTAGAATATGATGGCAGACAGTATCAAGTTTTAGACGGTCCTACAATAGACAGTTCGATAGTTGACGCTTCTAGAGTAAATAAAACAGTTACTTCTAATACAGGGTTTAGTCTTCAAACTAGATTTGTAAAATATGGAATTTCATCCGGTCAGTTAAACGGTTCTGGAGGATATTTGTCTTTAACAGACGACGATGATTTCTGGTTTGATAGCTTACCTTTTGCGGTTGAAGGCTGGTTTAGATTTAATACTTTAGTCAGCTCTCAGACCCTTTTCTCACAAGTAGAAGACAGTAATAACTATTGGAAGTTTGGCTTTAGCAACACACAAGGACTAGTTTTTGAAGCTAAGCAAGGCGGAACTCAAATTGCCTATGTAGCTAATGGTTCTACTACTGGCTATACTGCTAATCAATATGTCCATGTTATGTTTTCTAGAGATGAGAATAACGGTTGCAGAATATTTAAAGGCGGGTCTTTAGTAAGTCCTGTAGTAACAGTATCTAATGTATTCCCTAACCTATCCGCGCCTGTAGAGATAGGAAGACAAAATTTAGCAGATAAACAGTATTTCTCAGGTCAGTTAGATGAGATAAGAATGTCTCTAAATAGCTACAGAGCCAATGCTAACTTTGTGCCACAAACCTACACATATTCAACAGATACAAACACTACGTTATTAATGCATTTTAACGGTTCTAAAGATGCTATTACTACCTATGATTCATCTTTAAATAGAGAACAGTATACATGGTATGGAGCTACTGGAGAAATAACTAAACACGTTGGACAAGATACAGGTAGAGAGACTCTCAGTATCTTAGGTGTTAAACAGTTTTATAACTATACACATGGTGTAAAAATTACTTACAACGGTGGATATGATACTATACCTTCTGATGTTAAACTAGTTACCTTAGATTATATTAAAGAATTACATAAAGGGTTAGAAAATAGAGCGGTTTCTCTACAAGGGGAAAGTATTTCATCTTTTGAATTTACAGGTGGGTTTGCTCCGCATATTCGTCGCGTGTTGGATCTTTATAGGATTGTGATGTAATGGCGGATTTTAGAGCTGCTTTATCAATAATATCTACACAAGATGAGGATGCCAAAGAGTTAATATCGTATTATAGTGACGTATTAAAAGCAACTAGTGCGAGTCAAAAGACCATTATTAGAAGGGATCAATTAGAGCCCGCTGTTTTAAGGTATCTGGAAAAAAAATCTAAAATAAATTTTAGGAGAGGTGCAGGAAAAGAACCGGATTTCGTAGTTAATTGGAACACCAAAGAACAAGGTACTAGACCTGGGAATCTTTTAGATATAGAGTTAAAAGCTAAAATTATTACTGAAGGTGACATAAAAATAGGTGGAGCCGCTGTACCTATTGATGTATTACAAAAAACAGGACTCATTACCGCTTCTCAATTAGATGTTCTCAGAACAGCTCCAACAACCTCTGGTGGTGCAGCTATTAGAGCTAGAACTACTCCTGTAATAACAAGCTACTTCGATTATTTAGGTGAATTTGCTAGAATTACACAGGGTTATACAGTTCCACCTTCTAAAATACTTTATTTCCAAGGGAAAGTGGTTGGTAAGAAAAAAGAGAAGCAAATAGTAGAAGATTTTAAAGAGTCAGAAGCCGGAAAAGAATTTTATGCTTCTAGACAACCACTACCTATTACTGAACTCTCAAACACTACAAACAATTTATTATATGATCAAGCAGCTAGTATAGTTAAAGAATTAAATTCTATATCTCCTAACCAAAACCTATTTGACTATTTGAAACAAAATCAGCGAGAAAGCTTTGAGGCTTTAAAAAGTAAAGCAAAAAATGTATTAGTTACATGGCCTGTAATAGTGGGAGGTATAGGTAGTACTACTATATCATCTTTAAAAGTAGCTGAAATAACTTTTAGTGGAGATGACTATTTTAATTCTAAGTTTTTTTATATGAAAGTTAAAAGAGATTCTCCTGTTTCCATAACTTTTTATCCATATATAAAAACTCCTATAGAAAAAAGAATTTTAGCAGAATTTGATAAAGATAATTTTGCCGCAGCTACTTTTGCTATTCAGAATCAATTAGAAAAATTTGAGAGTAAAGAATCGATTATCAAATATAAAAGAAGAGGTTCTAAAGAGGAATTAAATATATCTGCTACTTTTTATGCCGCTATGTTAGGCAAAGACGGTGTTCCTGCTGGAAGTATACCACAAGGTAAAGTTAGGGTAAATATACCCCGTCGTAAAAGCTCCGCTTTTACAAGTAGAACTGCTCCTGCTAGAAGATTATTAAGAGAAACTAAGCAACCTTCTATGGGAGATTTTATTACTAATGATACTATAACTGCTCTTACTCAAAGAGAGATGATGCGTAGAATGCCCATAGGTCCTGTTGGAGGCCCTCCTCTATCTAGAAAAGTTTTAACCTATAGAACCGGAAGATTTGTACAGAGCCTTAAAGTAATAGCAGATATGCGTTCTCAAGCTATGCAATATTACTACGATCCTAGATATTGGATACATGAAACTACTAGTAGAAATCCAAGAGATCTTATAGATTCATCACTAAACTCTGTGACTAGAAATCTATTTTCAAAAAGATTCAATCTCGTAAAAGCAGAGCGAAGCTTATAATATGGCAACTAGTAGACGTAGAGAAATAATTAACTTTATTATAGCACAACTTAAAACTATAGACGGTGCAACTAGTTCCTATGGTTATAATTTTAAAACTAATTTATCTCAAAACGTATTTAAAGGATTGAAATATATAGACCAAATAAATGATTTTCCTAGTATATATGTACAGGGAGGCGTAGAAACCTACTCTTATAACTCTAAAACAAATACTCAAGGATCAATGGAAGTTGTGGTAAGAGTATATACATATGAAGAAAATAGTATGTATAAACTTGAAGATATAATAGAAGATATTACCCATGCTCTAGAAAGAATTAAATTTACCCAAAATAGCAGAATTATATCGGCAGAAGTATCCTCGATAGATTCTGATTCTGGATTATTAGATCCATACGGTCTTGGAGAAATTAGAGTACTGGTAATATATGATGTGGATGACTAATGAGTAGCAAACGCAGGCAAATTATAAATGAAATAGTCACAGCTCTCAAGCTGATAGACGGAGGCATAGAAAGTTTACCTAATAGTCCTCGCAGCCCTTATACTTTTTGTACCAACATTAATAACAACGCTTTTGCAAAACAAGAATACTTAAATACTATAAATGATTTTCCTAGTGTGTATTGTTACCCTATGAGTTCTGAAACTAGAAGCAGAATAGGAGATGCACAAGTTTTCTGTAGTTTTATTTTAGAAATTAGAGGTTATGTGTATAGCGACGATAATTCTATAGAGGTTACAGCTGATCTTGCTCAGGATGTACAGTATATTATAGATTCTATGAAATATCGTCCTTCTTTTAAAAGTTTAAACGTAACCGAATGCAGAGTAGAGTCCCTGTCTACTGATGAAGGTATAATGGATCCTTATGGAGTGGCAGAGATTAGAGCATTAGTAATATATATACAAGATTCTAACATTTGAAATTTTTATTATTTGCGCCCTATAGTAAGTGGTGTTATACTTATAAAATATAAGAGGGACCGCCTAACTCATAGGGTTATATTAAGGAGTTAATTATGGCACAAACATTGAACCTTCAAAGAAATAGTGAAGTGTTCCTTTCTACTGTAAGTCTTAACGATGGAGACGCAGTATCAGCAATGACACCGGCAAATACTTGGAAGGTTGAAATCCTTGCAGGTTATGCAATGTCACAGGCTGCAGCTACTCAGGACATCAACAGCTTAGAGAGCGGTACTACACCAGATCGCTCTAGTAAGCGTTTTAAAACAGCAATGAACCCTGTAGAGTGGAATTTCCAAGCATATATCCGTCCAACTGGTATTGAAAATACTACTGGCGGTACTTTGGTTCACACGTCAGGTAATTCAATGCCTACCTCAGATTGGTATCTATGGCAAGCTCTTATGTCAAATACTTCTACCTATACTACCAATAAGCTTACTAGCGTATGGCAGGCAGGTGGAAAGTTTGCTAGTGCTGCTAGAAATGCTAGCGGTAATACTGCTGCTCATACACCTAATTTCGGTACATCTACTGCTTATAATTTGTATTTTAAACTTGATAACGTTATATATCAGGTATCTAATACAGCAGTTAATCAGGCTGCAGTAGACGCTGCTATTGACGCAGTTGCTACTACTACTTGGTCTGGATTTGGCACTAACCTAATCGAACTAACTGGTACTCCTAGAAATAATGCAGTATCTGTGTTTGGTGGTATTTTAAATAATGGAACCACAATAGACGCTAACAGCAATGCTTACGTAACTACTGCAACTCATTCTTATCAACCTTGGGATCAGTGGAACGTAGCAGGAACAATCTCTACTGCAAGCTTCATTAAGAATAGACTTTCAAGCCTAACTGTTAAGTTTCAGCCTGCAGGCGGTTCTTCAACAACTTATACTTTCCCAATCACGGCTCTCACCTTCAACTATAACAATAATATCACCTTCATCACTCCAGAAGAACTATCAAAGGTCAATACCCCTATTGGTAGCTTCACGGGTTCTAGAGAAGTAACAGGATCATTCACTGCTTACCTACGTGGTGCAGACGGAGATTCTGCTCAATTCCTACGTGATCTAGCTAATGATCGTCGCCCAGCTCCTACTGCATTCTCAAATGCAAACCTAGTTGTTGGAGGAGTTACTGCTCCATACCTAGCACTCAATATGCCTGCAATAGTATTTGACGTTCCAACTCACGGAATTGAAGATATTATTTCAATATCAGTAAACTTCAAAGCACAGGAACCAGTCAATACCGTTACAACCGGTGGTGAAGTAGACCTATACGCTAAGAAGTAACATTTAACTAGTTGAGGGGCTAGTTAACTTAATACCAAAGGCGCTTACCGCGACAATCTTTCGGGATCCCCTCATCCGATCGTGCGTCGATCAAACGGTAAGCGCCACTTTATTTTTAAATTATGAGGAAAAATGTCTAAAATTAAATCACTACTTGTTTCTGGGGATAAAACTATTGATGTTGACTTCCCAGATGTTGATGGATTCGTAGTTACAATAAGCTATGTTCCCAGAGAAGACTTAGTAAAAATTAGAAATCAGGCACTAGTGTACAAATTCAACAAACGCACCCGCCAAAGAGAAGAGGAGGTGGATAATGACAAGTTTGTTGAGGCTTACGCTGAACGCGTAATTAAAGGCTGGAAAGGCTTAAAGATTAAGCACCTACCAAAACTACTACCAGCCGATATATCTTCTTTAAATCCAGAAGATGAAATTGTTTATTCTCAAGAAGAAGCTCTTGAACTACTAAAAAATAGTAGTATTTTTGATCAGTTCATTACTGATACTGTAAATGACTTAGAAGCTTTCTCTATTAAGAAAAGAGAAACGACAGTAAAAAACTGAGTAGTTACCTCCGGGAGACTTTTGCTGGAGGTAACATAACTAAAGAACAATATTTTGAAATATGTCGACAAATGGGCAAAGAGCCTGTTGAGGAAGATATTCCTATTGAACCAGGAGATTTATCTTTAGAAGCTCAACAGGCTCTTATGCTATTTTCTGTACTACCAGATATGATAGAAGGTATGAATGGTGTTTGGTTAGGTAAAAGTTTTTCTGGTATAGGAGACATTTTTGATTTTTATGAAATAGAAGATAGACGAGAGGTATTTGAACTGCTAACATATATTATTAATCAGTATATGCAGCATCACGAAAACTTAAGATCAAGGAGACAGAGTGGCTAGTATTATAAATACTATAGTAACTAAATCAACTACACAAGGTTTTCCGCAAACCGGACAACAAATAGACGAACTTAGTAAGAAACAAACCAGACTTGCTAATCAGTCTACCAATACTGGTCGCGAATTTGCTTCTCAGGCTAGCGGTCTAGGAGGACTAGTCGCAGCTTATGCAGGCGCCGCCGCAACTACCTTTGCTTTACAACAGTCTTTTAGTGCTCTTAGTGCTGCCGCTCGTTCTCAAGCCTTAGTAGAAGGTGTAGGTTCTTTAGCGCAGTCTCTTGGACAAGACGGGCCAAAGATCATATCTTCAATTAAGTCAATAACTCGTAACCAGTTATCTCTAACTGAATCTGCGCAAAACGCAGGTATTGCTTTGTCTGCGGGACTTGGAGGAGAGCAAATCGAGCAATTAAGTGATATTGCTACTAGAGCTTCTAAAGCTCTTGGTAGAGACCTTACCGACTCTTTACAGAGACTTGTACGAGGCGTAGGTAAATTAGAGCCTGAACTTTTAGACGAACTTGGTATTTTTACTCGTATAGAGCCTGCAGTAGAGCGCTACGCTACAAAAGTAGGAAAGGCAGCCTCGACTTTAACTAACTTTGAACGTCGTCAGGCTTTTGCCAATGCTGTTATCGAAGAGGGAACTAATAAGTATAGAAACGTAGATACTTCTATCTCAGATAGCTCTCAGAATCTTAATAGACTTGCAGCTAATTTACAAGATTTAGCTATTAAATTAGGACAAGTATTAACTACTATTTTAAATCCTATAATTGAGTTTTTTAATAAAGATGTAACTAATCTAGCAGGTTTAGCAGCTATTATCGGATCTTTGATATTTTCTAAATTAGGTCAAGTTACGAAAGAGGGAGTTGCTTCTTATACTAAATCTATCCAAGGTGCTGCCGCTACAACAACTAATTGGTTAACTAGAGCTACGGGAGAATTTAAAGGTTTCACCAAATCAATAACAGAGGCTCAAGTAGCGGCTGATAAACTATCTAGTAAAAGTCTTGCAGGACCTAGAGATATACAAAAACAAACAAGAGAAACACTGGGGCTACTGGCCCAGGGCCCTGCTCCTGCAGATCTTCCAAGAATTAGACAGGCACTAGATGCTCAGATAGCTGAACAAGAAAGATTACAAGCAGGTAGAAGGGCTAAAATAGCTCAGCTACAAACAGCAATACAAACTATACAACCAGCAGCAGGAGGTGTCTTAACTCCTCAACAAACCGCACTTATAGCAGATCGTCAACAAAAAATTCAAGAGACAAATGAAAAGATAGCTAAAACAAATATTATTACAGCTCAACTAACAGAAACTAATAGTAAATTAGGTCAGTCCTACAGTGGGCTGAGTGGTGCTGCACAAAAAACAGGTGGAGCTATTAATGCTATAGCAACTGGCTTTCAGTTTCTAGGTAGAATTGCAGGCGGCACTTTGACACTATTAGGACGTTTTGTAACAGTTTTTGCTATCTTAGATATAGCAGGTACTTTATTTTCAGCTATTACTGGTTTTGCTAACCCTTTCAGTGCTGCTATAGAATATGTAGCAGAAAAAATACAGAAATTTATAGAAAGTTTAAACTTAGGTAGAAAAACAAATGATGCTTTTGCCTCATCCTTTTTAACACAAGGAGACGCTATTCGAGCATCTGCTACCAATATTGAAAATTATAATAAAGCTCTTAGTGAGGCTAATAGACTTACTACTAAAAT